ATCAGTGCCGTTGTGTATACTGAGCTGACGGTTAGTTTGATCCCACCATTGGCTACCTGTTAGTGAAATTGAAGGTGCAGTATTTGAAACAAACACCGGATTAACTGGGACAAAAGTAGACCCAGTATAAATTTTTAATTTACCAAGGGTAGTATCGTACCATAGTTCGCCCTTCAATGGTTTACTTGGCGGGGTAGCGTTAGCAAAGTTTTGTAGTAATTTGATAAAGTTTTCGTTTAAAAACTCACCATATAAAGGATAATTTTTACCAAATAGATCTACATCTGCAGAATTAATGCCGGGATTAATACTAGGACCGTCGGCAGTACCATCAAGTATTTGAATTAGGACTTGCCCATCTGTTGTATTAATTGCGTATGCCATTATATTATCCTATGCTACTTAAATTAGTTAATGTTTGAATACGAACTGTATAGTTAACTTGAATCAATCTGTTTAAACTTTTTTGTACCGGGTGAAATACCACATGTGTAAGCATGGGCCCAGTACTTGTTAATCCACTGGTACTATCGGTACTACGGCCAAATAATCCCAACTCATCAAATGTGTATGTATCGGTCAATGTTTGACTATTGTCAAATGCACTTTGGCCGCTGGGTTCGCCGTAATCTAACAAACAAGTTACTAATATATCTGTGTAAACTTGTCCGGGAATGTGGCGAACTTGAATATAGTTTTGTGTAGGATTTGCATTGACTGCGCTGGCATCATCAACTATCTTACTGTATGTGCCGTTGTATAAGTTACTGTTCTGCCCTGTAGTATTTGGGGGCAAATATGTAATAACACCTGTAGGATCAACGTTGGTTCCACCGTTGCCAAAGTGCATTTCGTAGATGAAATTTTGATCTTTATTGGCTAGGTTATACGCCAACGCAGTACTGATATTTTCATAGTGAATAGCATTGCTTTTATCGATGAAGACTTCTCCAGATGAGGGATCAAATATCTTGATATGGCCCCGAACGTATATTCCGCCGATGTCATCTGGTTTTTGTGTATCTTTGTTCATATTGGTTACTCTATCTATATATTTATTGGTTTACAATCTACCCACAACAACTTCAATGATGCTGACTCCATTACCACTGTGATTGCCAAGTGCTTTACCAATTACTGTGCCCATTGCTGGTGTATTGTTGGTCATGGCCACACCGGGGATGGCACTGGTAACTATCATGTCGCCACGAACAACTGGACCGATCACTTGACAGGGCACACGGCCTTGCAAGGCCACATCTACTCCGGCGGTTCCGGCATTCATTGTGTATGCAGGATTTGTACTCACAACCCCGGCCACACGGGTATCATTGGCTTGATAACTGGCTGTTACTTCGGTCGTTGTGCCAAAAACTACAACGGTTCCCGGTGGATACTGACTATCACTTGTATATCGTTCTGCCAAGTCAGCATATAATGCGTGTACCGCAGTACCATAAACTTGGTTAAACCAGTTTGTAGTGCTGCCAATGTTGACTGTGACATTGGCGTTGGCCAATAGGTCTCCGGTATAAGTAGAAGTTCCTGTCACTATCAATGCGCCTACGTTGGCTGTTCCCAGCGTAGACAGGTTACCCGATCTAACATTTGCGTTAACGGTTAGTACATTGGCAGTAATGTTTCCTAAATGTGTAATGTAGGGTTGCACTGGGAATGTAACATAAGCAGTCAAGTTACCAACAATGGCGCCTCCGCCCGATGTGGGGTTGACCACGTTACCAACCAATGTTCCTGACACGTTACCAACTAAGTTGCCTGCTACATTGCCTTGTACGTTGCCCAGGAAATAGTTGCCCGTTACGTTACCAGTTACATATTCCCCGCCCAAAATTGTCAAATTTCCGCCAATTACAACGTCGCCGGTAGTAGTTAAACTAATGGCTGCAGCAGTCCCAATTGCTGAAGTTGTGGAGACCAGTGTAGTAGCAGTGACTGTTGATAATGTGCCTGATGCAACATAGTTTCTAATACTCAATGCGGTGACTTTTCCCGTCACACTTGAGGTTTCCGAAGGGATATACGTGGTATCTTGTACTGTTCCTTGTGTCGGTAATCCGGTAATTGTAATACTCATATCTTTTGCCTTTTATATATTTATTTTTAAACTCTGTATGAAAACAGCCGGGGTACTCATACTATTCTCTAATCCTAATCCGTCTGTAACAGCACCAATTGTTGCGCCAGTTGTAGTGAATATGTTGCCTGTGTTGTCAGTGATGCTTACACCAAAGTTGTCAACTATGATGTTGGCAGCCCCCACAGGCAAGTTTAGCCAGGTTGTGGTATGCACAAGATTACCGCCGGTTATGAGTTCTGGTAAATTAGCCTCAACTACGTCAGATCCTGCAACATGTACTGCAGGAGCACCAGTAGCGTCAACTGCTCTGCGAATTTGCCCAAGTACATTATTGACTAAATCTACAGTGTAGAATGTAATCTTTTCTCCGTTGATGTAAATAACTCCGGGAATCAACAATGATGTGTTTGGTGCGGTTAGCACAGATGCATTGGTTACACGAATATTACTGTCTGTGATATTTAGATTACTTGCCAATGTTGTACTATGTGCTGAACTAATTCCATAATACTTGGGCCAGATTGATGTGTCGGCGGAACTGGCATTTGCTCCCATATCATGTACAATACGATAACTCATTACCTTTGTATTATTCTGTATCTTAGTACGCACAATCATATTTAAACTGTCATATAATGTTCCAGGAACTAATTCTTCAGGGGCATGGCTACTGTAAGTGTCAATATAAACGCCGCCATCGATTGATATATCATTGGGGCTTGTGCCAAAACTTGTATTGGTGTAGGTGTTTTGTATTGTAGAATCTAAGAATGCTGAATTCTCATAATCATAGTACTTGAGCGTGATATTTGCACCACGTGGAATAGCATTTGCTATTCCGCTGGCCACTAGTTGTGTGCTTGAAAAACTTGCAATAGTTAGGCTATACGTAACATTTGCATCAGTGTCAATCATTGTCAGCGGTTCACCAATTGTATAACCCAATGTTGTAAAATCAAGTTTTGCTACATTAGAGCTGAACACAGTACCAATGTTGCTGTATGCATAAAGAACGTTACTGGTTGTAACTACTGATGTATTTGCATCAAATTTAACCCCAGTGACTGTTACCCCAGGGTAACTGATTCCTGACATCAGCTGCGATAAATCTCGGCCAGGCATTCCGGCTGCTGGAGCATAGTAGGCAGTAATGCGATCAGTGGCACTGGTAAACGAATTTGCTTGTAATGTAGTATATTTGGTATAATCAAATACATTATTAATAGCAATTGGACGCGACCCGGTAGAGACTCCATTAACCGAAACATTGCCACCTCTGCGTTGATATGCGCCGGTTACATTACCCAATGTAATTAATTGTAGATTACTTGATATTGCTAATACTGTTGCATTACCAGTGGCATTTGCTTGAGTAATATAGTTTCCAACATTGGCTGTTATATTTCCACTTAGTGTTAAAATAGCAGTACTGTAAACATATGAGTTAGATGAAGTTGCACTAGATACTTTAGATACCAAGTTTACATTTGTAGTAAGGTTAATATTACCTACATTGTAGATGTAACTTGTTGTGTTTGCACTAAAAGTACCATTAATAGAATCAGCTCTAATTACAACAACATTACTATTGGTGACTGCCGAGTATACAGTTGCATTTGCTCCAGTAACTGCTTGTTTTATAATATTGCCAGCTGGTATTGTTACATTATCACTTAATGTCAAATATTCATATTTGTTACTCAATGCTTCGTATGCCAAGTTGTTGTAAGAAACATAACTTCCTGCTTTTACCGTAATATTTGGTTGCCAGGCAATGATGTTACTGGTGTAACTTGTACGATCAAATAACAATGTTGTTGTAATGTTTCTTACAGTATTGTAACTTTGATTAACAAACTGTGTATAACTATTAATTGTGTTAACTTTGGTACTTAGGTTTGAGAAGTCTCTAAAGATATATTGATTACTAGAGAACGTGCCGTCAACGTCAACGAGCGTAATCGTATTTCCAGTACTGGTACTGTATACTGTTCCGTATGCTCCTGTATTGGGTTGTGATACAATGTTACCAAGATAAACACTTACATTGGCCGCGGTAGTTAGGGTAGTAGTAGGCAAACTATCAATTTGATAATGATTTTTAAATTTTGCGTAGCCTATTGCCCCGGTACCAGTTCCATTAATGAAGATAGTTGGCTGGCTAGTGTAACCTTCTCCGGCACTAATAACTTCAAATCTACTGATAGTATTTGAACTAAAATTAACGTGTGCAATAATATTGGCTCCGGTGCCACCACCGCCAAGTACTGTAACTGTTGGAGTTAAGAAATAACCTGATCCAACGTTGGCAACAGTAACATCACTAATTCCGTAGCCATGTGTGTTATACCATTGACTGTACTGTGGAAGAGTACTCAGACTTGTTTCGTCACTTTCTAACTTACCGTTAGGACTACGATATTTGCCAATTGAACTGATATAAGTTGATGGGATATCAAAGTCTGTACTATCTCCATAGTATTCGTCGTTACCTTGATAATCAATTAAGTATTCACGAATACTTGTTCTATATGGTTTAACTTCGTTAATATAGTTTTCGTAGTAAGTTTGGTTGTCAGGTACATAACTTGCAGGCTGACTTAGTTTACGTAGTTTATGTAACACACTGACAAAGCTGGTTTTAAACGCCCAGTCGATTGTTGGCTGTTCACTTAAAATATAATTAATTATATTAAAGAACAAGTCATTTAATGTTACATCAAAGTCTTTGAAGTATGTTGTGAAGTTAGATAAAATAACTCGTATTTCAACACTTGCGTTATCTGAGGTATATATATTTTCATTGAATTGTATTGTGCCGTTTTGTACACCTACTAGGTCTGTAGTACCCGACGAGTTAACCTGATATATACTAAACTCTCCGTTACCGTTGTTTAGAACTTTAATTGTATCTCCAGAAATTGCACTAACAGTAGCAATATCGGAAATGGTACTAACTACATACGTTGGCAAAACTGTTGAATTATAAGAACTATCGTACCAGTCAACTTTATCCCAATAGAAAGGAGTATAGTAACTTTGTGTACTAGTTAATGTCCAAGCAGTTCCGCTCCAAGTATAAGTAGTCCACAATTCTTGTTTTGTTTCGTCGTTAGTCACTAGTACTACATATCCACTCGAAAGGGCAGTGGTACTTACATAAGTAAGTTCGGCGTAGGTGGCTACTTGTAAATCATAATTTATTGAGTCTGGCAGTGGTTCTGCACCATTCAATGACAACAGATTAGAATCCGCTACTAGAGGATACAATATACACATATCGTTAATCCACTCAAAAAGATTTTTCAGAGCATCTTTTCTATTAACTATCAGTGTTTGATTTCTGTTTAGACCAATTCGTTGTTGCAATGGTAAAACATAATTGCCATCGACATCTAGCGGGGTCACTGGATTCCCCATAGCATCTATGCCGCTTAAACTATCTATTAGTTTATCAATAATTCTTGTAGGAATATTACTATTATCATTTCCTTCAGATACCAATTGGTATTCACTATGAATTAAATTGGTATTCTTTAATGTGTCGTAGTCAATGTGCAACACCGTTGTATTGCCACTCAACATGTCAGTAACACCATATAAACTTATAGTATCGTCCCTGATTGCTGCAGCGTATGCTATTCCTTGCATACTTGGGTTTTCGATGACATCAGCAATAGTACTAACTGTACTTTGATGGTTACTATTTGGTTCTAGACTTGTCTTGCCAGTCACCCAATAATAGTAATAACTAGTATATGCCTTAGTGTCGGGATTTACCTTAGTTACAATACAATATGCACTATTGTCGGGATACACTGGTGTTCCAGGCCCCGAGTAGGCACTAGGCGGGACATTGCTTTCTACCCACTCAGCAACTTGTATTGTACTGCCCGGGAACATTCTGCCCCAGTTGTTAGTTCTATAAGTTAAATCACCTTGCTCATAATTTAAATAACGCACTTGGTCAATATTCCACCAAGTCTTTGATTTTTGTTCTTTACCCCAAAAGAAATCTAAACTGTTGGCCAAATTTGGCACAGAATCAATTCCGCCAACTGCATTATAAACCGCCGGATCATAAGCAGTAATATAGTCCAAGTCTTGTTGAGCGGATCCAAGGATTTTACCTTTGGCCGGATCAATATAATCTAAATGTCTTATAATAACATCTGTATCTTTATTGTACAAATAGAAATTACTAACTGTATCAATATCAACCTTGGGTTGCTCTGAACTAATTATATCCCAACCAACATTTCCCGAAAAGTTATTGTATGTGTAATAAGTTCCAGAATTACTTAATGGAACATAAGCACCACTTTCGGGATCAATGGTCAATGTACCGTCGTCACCAGGGGCTCCTACCAACATAGTGTTGGCATTCATTGCTATATTATAACCAAATTGGTCGTTACTTGATAAACTATTATTTTTTAAACGTTGTACAAGAACATATTGATCTTGTGCAGTACTTGAGAACGATCCATTTACTAATCCGTAAACATACACCGAGCCAGATCCGCTGATTGTGTCGGCAAATGTTGTTGACGCATAATCAAACAAGGTTGAGTTTTGATCAAACGTTGCTGAGTTGTATGCACTGCCGCCTACAGCCGCCACTACAAGAATTGACCCATCGGGACTTGACAACACTTGACTACCAAATGAATTTACTTCATCTACTGCAGGATGCAACAATGTTTGTACACTGGCGTAAACTTCTAGTCCAAGATTTGCTATAATGTTGCCATTGCCAGGAGTTATTACCAAACGTTGGTACTGCGTTGTAACATTACTTGTAATTGTCAGTGCGCCATATCCTTCTACAACTGATCCAACACCCGCGATATTTGCTGCATTAATATTAGTATTGGCTGTTACTACATTTGCTCCGGTCATTACAACATCAATGCCATTAATTCGTATACTGTCTCCTACACTGACATTACCAGTAAACCCAGTTGCACTAATATTACTAGTAATAGTACCGTAACTAGCCCCTTGGTTCACAAATCTATAAACAATACCACTATAGTATCCCGGCTCACTATACCCAGGACTTGCAACATATACATCTGTATCGTTACCAGATATACTTGTAACTATACCAAATTGGCCGCCACTAGTCGGTGTTGGTGATGTTATTTGTTCTAGTAACTGTATCTTATTTGTATCAATATCAATAACACTGCCAATTACAGGTGCGCTTGAGAAAACAACGGCACTGGCATTTGATGTAAATCCACTAGTAACAACATTGCCGTTGACCGTGACTTTTAGTGTGGTTGCAGTGATTGGATACTTGGTCAAATATGTTGCACCGTTGGCGATAAATCTTTCTACGCTACGATCGTAAATGTATACTGCACCAGCGGCAGTTTTACTATTGACTGTTTGATAAGGCGCTGAAATTACTGTCTGACTTGCATCGCTGGTTGTTTTTACTGTGTATCCAAGGTTGGCAACAGCATTGCCAATAATAGTATTGGCGTACGTATACACGCCTCCTACATTGGCATAGACTTCAACATTACCTTTAAAAGGTGCTCCAACAAACAGCCAACTACTATCAGCACTGACACTTATACTGTGTCCAAACTTGTCCCCAGTATTACTGCCCCAATTACTACTGATAGTTTGTAATAAATTGAACGTAGTACTACCATCAAATTGGTAAACATGCACTCTTCCATACTCACTGGCACCGTCGCCAGGGTTTCCAATGTACAGCAAATTGCCAGCAGTATCTAAACTGGCACCAAAGTTACTTACGCTTCCGACCAAGGCCCCGAGATTGGCCACTTGTGTTAGTGTATTATGATTTGAAATATTTGCAACAAATACTGCAACGTTACCAATGCCTAATGTGGGCATTCCTGCAGCAGCAAAAGTACCGTCAGCATTAATGGCAGTTACCGTACCGAATCCTGCTCCAGATATATAAGAAGTTTGCTGAACACTAGTGATACTGGCGTATAAATTTGCACCATTCTTGTATATAAATGTGTTACCACTGGTCACAAATGCATTTGAACTTATATTACTCTTAATTACAATTGTGTTACCGCTTACTCGAACTACACTTCCCCAAGAGCCGCTACTTAATTGAGCAATATTACTATCTATGGCAATAGTATTTGTTGCCACTGATGACAAGTTGGCAGTTAAATTTGCACCACTATCATATATGTACGTATTCCCGGTGGTGTTAAATGCATACGAATTAATATACCCAACCGTCACTGTGTTACTGTTAACTACATTGGCCAGCACCTTCCTTGATGCACCGGTACTTAACTGTGTAATAGTATTACCGGCTCTAATATTAGCGTTAATGCTTAATGTCAAGGTTTGACTATTTGCAGTTGTATTAAGTAATAATGTTTGTTCTTCTGTGGCTAATTTTAAATTTCCGTTTAAGTAACTAACATTACCTGTCCACGGGGTACTCTTATTGTAAACGGCCCACCCGTTGACTGCGGTGTCATGATCCACCCATAACTTGTCGTTATCTAACCAGCCCTGGGGTGGAGTGATAGTGCTTATATCTGTACTTGATATAATTCGAGAGCTCTTTAATTCAAACAATGCACCTGTGCTAGATATCTGCATTGCAGATTTAAGTTGTACTGCGCTCTCGCCAAAGAATACCACATTGAATTTATAAGAATTAATAGTTGAATAAACTCGATAAACTCCGTCAACCCTTACGTCAAATCCTTTGATAACAATCAAACTTCCGTACGATAAATTATGTGGTTTATCAACAGTCACAGTTCCTATATTGTCAACACTATATGATATATCGATAATTGATGAAGTACTTTCGGTTACTCGGTAAACATTCCAATCACCATTGGTATCCTTGGCCGTCCAAATAGTATAACCTGTTCCCACGACCGATAGATTGGTGCCTAATTGACTATAATTTTTAATATCAAATAGTGTGGTTGTAATATCGTTTATGTTTACGTACCCAGCGGTGCCTATATCATTTTCGTAATGACTCTCACGATTCCTATTGTTGTATATTTTAGGAACATAGTTAGTTGATGTTTTAAACAGGTGTGATGGAGTATATCCAACTATTCCATTATCTGCACTGGCGTTGTTGGGCAATAATGTCAGTGCCTTGGGATTACTATTAAACGTGCTTTCGGGTAGAATAACCTCAACGTACTTGTTGTTTTCAAGAGCTCCGTACTCACCAACACGCATACCCCATTCTTCATATAGACTTATCTCACTGGTTACCCCGTTAAAGCCTGCAGCAGTAAATGCCTTGACTGCGTTCATTGTACCTTTTTCACGAATGTAACCTTGATAAAATTTAGCCTGGGTTGTTATATCAATGCCAAAGTTTGTTAAGTAGTCGCGCGGTTGGAATCCAATGGCGCTACCACTGTATAAATCAAAGTCGCCGAGTAGTTCTGGATTATCAACATCATTGAATCTATGGAACTTGTCTGCGTTGTAACTAAAGTTTGGCAATAGACCTGTTTTTATTTCTGTAGAGCTCAACTGTCCCCAATACGACGGGTCAAATACTGTAGATCCAAGTACATCTTGTATAGCAGTATAATTGTTGTTCTTGTAACTGACTAAACTGCCAAGAGGGTAATCTTTGTTTGATTGCCAGGCATCCACAGTGGTGTTATTGTAAATGAACCCCGGTGGGTTTAGTGCGCCAGACCAACTGCCAGTTTTCTTACCAACAAGTTTAAGTCTGTACTGTCTGTTACCAAGTTCAGGCACATAGATAATGTCATTGAAGACTGTTTTGTTATCAAATATTATTACATGCTCATATTCAACAACATCAAGTTTAACAAGCGCGATAGTTTGCCCTCCATTGGCAATTAACTTGAATGTGTTACCTTTGGGAGTACTATCTCGACTTATAGTTAACTGACTGTATCCAACAAAATTATAACTGGTATCAATGACTCGGCTTTGCATAAGTTGATTTTGAATTTTATCAACTACACCTATTTTAGTGGATAAATTTATAGTACTCAATACTGGACTCAATACTATTACATTTTTTGCGGCCCATCCTTGCTGTGCCCAAGTTAAAAATTCCCTAATGCTTAATAAAAAATCCCGTTGCAATTGCATGTCAGGATCTTGTTCTTTGAACTGAAACCCAATACCTTTTAAGTATCGTTGATAACTCACTAGGAAGTCAACTACCTGCTGTCTACTAGTAAACTCAAATCCATACGGAACTGTTACTTTATACTTTTGATAGTTCTGATATACGATACCAGAGTCTGTGCCCACACGTATAGGATAAGAATTATTATTTGCTAAACTGGGAATAATTGTAAAGTATGGATAGTCAATGTCAAATCCACTAACTGTATAGCCAGTACCTGTGCGTTCAACTACAACTCCGCTGTAGGTAACAGTTTTTGTGGGTGTAGATTTATATAATTCTACTGTATAATTCTCTTTAGGAATCATTACTCCACTGTTTTTACTTGACGGACTACTTTGTTCTGCAATCACATCCATAAATGTCTGGTCCGTAAATCCGCCGACTTTGTAGGCCAATTGAATGTTGACATTACTCAGGTACTCTGTAAGTTTTACAAAGGGATCAATGCCCTGGTTGCGTAGATAATCACTAATCCAGTTAATATAACTTGCAGCACGTTGGGGTGTTCCATCAACAGTGTTTCCATTAAGTTTAACTGTGTCAGGAGTTATACGTTGTAGTGTATCATTTAATACATATTGATTTAATTCGGTATTTTTATAATAACGACCAACATCAACCAACGACCCAAAGTAAAATGCAGGGTGGCTCAGGGCCAACGCCTGTTGCATTGCATATGGATAATCGCTGCTGCGTCTCCATGCCGACTCAACTGGACCATCGTCACCAATTTTAAAATTACCACTGGCACTGTTGCTGTTAAATCTTTTAACCAACATCTCAGTAGGAGCACGTAGTCTGCCAGTATCATCTACAGGGATAAAGCCGCTGGTGTTTGCAGTTGTCATTCCGGGTCTTGCAAAGCGAGCGTCTGTATAACTATCTCCGTTATTCCAGATGTACCCGTCTTCTAAATCGTGCCATAGAACCAAGTTGCCGCCAGTATACGGAGCAGGCCCGTAGCGTGTTTCCCACCAACTTGGTTGTTCAGTGAAACCTAGCATTTCCCAAGGATGAGTGTGTGGACGATCTGTATCAAAGAAATGTTTGTAGATTCCTCGCCAGTATCCAGGCAACGTCTCGCCATCGACTGTGTCTACAAATCTATTATAATTCCAAGTAAATGCTTCGCTTGCTACAAAGTAACTGTTAGTAATATAATCAACACGATTACCGCCAACCCATTGTAGGAAACTATTAGTCAATAACTGCGTAAAGTCTTTGTTACTATAGTCCGTTGTTCTAAATTTGCCAGGAAGGTAATTATAAATGTCAAATACATTTGTTGCATAATCTACTTTGATATTGTTATAGATGCGTTGCTCAAACTCTAGTAATAAATCATCACGGTAGTCACCAAATGCAGGTGTTATACTACCATCGTGTCCTTGTATAACATACACAGGGACCTGGTATGTATCGTCGTATAATTTAGCTGGAGTGAACTTAGGATATAATCCTAATTTTGTTGGAGTCTCTGGAATGTAATTCCCGTCAGTATTGCTATACTCATAGAAGGTAAGTACATCATCAATCGCCAATGGAGTCAGTATGGTCACGCCAGCTCGGTTTACATCGAATTGATAATCAACGCCTTTGGTCAACTGTACATTGTTTAAGTAAACTAATACTGCCGTGTTGCCCAATGTAGTGTCACTGAATACACTTGATATTTCGTAATCAACAATTTCATCACTTAATACGGTGTAACTAATTGTATTTTTAGTATCTCCATACGGTACCATATCACTATAGTACCAAGAAAATGATTTGTTTTTAACTGAGTTTATATTTTTTAATATTGTATCAAGCAATACTGGTATGTTAGTGTAATCTAATCCAGAGGTTCTTGTACTCAACTCGAGTATTTTATTCTTTATTTTGCTGTACTCGTGACGTGCCAAATTAATTGATTTAATAAAATTAGCATCTTTATCAATTAAAAATAATTCACTATACAATACAGGGGCAGCGTGTTGCAGTATACTGCCACCTTGTGCTTTAATTGCCACGTCCCTGAGATTACTGTCTCCTGGAACTGATCCAACAACTTGTGTACTATTGCCTACTGCGGTTGTTACGTGGTTACGTAATTGCCCCAAGGTCAAACTTGAAAAGTTAGCGTTCTCGCTGTTTAAATCTAAGTTTTGTGGAATTTCATAATAACCCAATTTACTAACAGAGTCGCTGTAGATCAATATATCAATTTGATCTCCGTCGGTCAAATCGGGATCAGTGATATGGACATAGGAAACTATTCCCACTGTGATTAATTCATAGTAACTGATTAGTTTACTATTACGGTATACTTTAAAATAAGGAATTGTTGTCTCAACATTTTTTGTAATATCAATCTTGAAATAACTATTCTTACCGTCGTATACACCACCAATTATTTGAAACTGTTTGCTCTTTTCTTTATTTGTAATCCAGATATTACGTAACTTATAAGAAGTCAACGAGTTGTTTTGTTGTAAAGTACCAAGGTTATTAATGTTTTTTGTTACTGTTACTCCTGTATCATCAGTGTAACTAATTGTATCGGCATCAAAGTTATTGTCAAATTGAATATCACCAATTTGATTAAAACTACGATAACTTAATGGAAACCCTAAAACTGTATCATTGATTCCAGTCCCTTGTTGGTAAGAGAATATTTTTGTGCCAGCAAATGTACTGTCAGTTAGTGTACTTAAACTATATCCAAGACTATCAATGACATCAAATACGGGTGCCTGATTGACACCGTTCTTTTGTTGCCCAGCAATCCAAGCGGTGCCGTTGTAATAGTACTCTACTCCTTTATTAGTGCCTTGAGTCACAACCAAGTTGTTGTTGACATCAACTACATAATCGTCAGTGGGCACAAGGTTAATAACATTACTCAGTAAGTTTAATATGTATACAATGTCAACTCGATAAATTTGATTTCGTACTGTTGGGTCAAAGTCATTGGCAAATGCAATACGCATATCCTGTGCCAATTCAACACCGCCAATTGTATAACCTTGCGGTTGTAATTCAACTGTATTTTTAGCATCAGTGATAGTAAAATCTAATAGATCCACTGGAACCTTGGCCACCCGACCAAAGTTGTATAATTGCAGGTCGGCGTCAAATTCAATGATTGGTCTATTGGCGCGAAGATTTTGATCAATTAATGCCGTTGTATTGTTATATTCTGCAGTTGCGTTAATCACATCAATATGGAACCAACGATTGCTACGTGTCCAAGGATTTAAGTCTCGACTTCCTCGGTTAATTGTGATATAATCTTGTGTATCAATACCGTTTACTGCATATGGCTCGGGCGTAATAAATGTGTTTACATCTAATAGTCGTATGCCGGTGCCTACTCCATCAACATAGTAGGTATTGTTTGCATAAGATGTAGGCAGTGCGTTACTGTCAAATTTAATCTTTAGACCGTTGGTAAACGTAACCCCGTTTGGACTTTTATAAGTTGTTTTACCTATAATATCTGTATCTATGTTAAAAGTAATATTATCAACGGCCAATAAATCAATTTGTCCAACAAACTCAGACTCAACTCCGTCTTGATAAAATAGGTTAGTCAACGGCGCTGTAATGTTTGGTACTGTTTTGTACACATTGTCTATTAGATAATCACTACTTAGATAGTAGCTGTACTCTGCCCTTGACAAGCCGCCACGTACAAAAACTTTTTGTAATGGATCTATTGTAAATGCCTGTGCCAATGGATTCAATGTAACGATTGGATCTGCATCAGTGTTTAATGATATGATCCAGGCGTTGAGTCGGTTCTCAACAGGTATTGTTGTAGTACCCACTGTCCAGTAATAAGGATCAACATCACCATTGACAAAAATCAATGACTTAAGGTTAATTTGTGCGGGTGCGCTTACTCCATCAAATCCGTTTTCTCCTGCAGCAACAACTTCACTTAGTCGTCGACCGTGTATTTGATTATAATGAAGTTTGGTACTTAAATCTGCATTGCCTGCAAGTAGTAGTCGTATATAATAATCTTGTGCAGTCGGTTGTGGTACTCTAAATGTCACTGTGCCAACATCTGTGCCATTATTTTCTACACCAAGGATGTCTCGACTTGATACCGTTGTTTGGTTATTTTTTACTCCGCTGGTTCCGGCAGTTGTTTGTATCCAAAAAGGAAAGCCAGGCTGATCAACAACAAATTTATAAACGCCGCCGTAGGCAAGTCTGACTGTAGGGTTCTCAACTGCTCCGGCAGTAGAAAACAAATAACTACCTGTAACAGGGTTACGTGTTACTGTAAAAGTTTGAGTTGTGGGTATTTCTGCGCCGTACACATCAACAGAGTCAGGGCCATCAGTCAACCAGTAGTACTGATTAAAGTTAATGAACTTGTCAAAATCAAAAAGTCCATCAAAACTATAATTTTCGCCAGAGAACAAACGGCTTTGATTGTCGGTCAGACCGCCATAGTGTTTAACTTGTTGTAATAAATCAATGTAACTACTAAAGAGTTCAGTTTCGCTTGTAGTTTTATTCTTAACAACAACGCTGGGCTCAAGTTGATAATTTTGACGTTGAGCAGTGGGCTCTGGTTGATAGTTATCTGTACTCTTAAATGTTGGAGCAAATTTTCGTCCCACATACGCATTGACGCTACGTAAGTCTGGCTGAGTTACCAACTGATCCAGTGTAGCATTTAAAAACTTTTTATTGGTGTCGGTTTTAAATACTTCAGGTAAGAAATTACTGGTCTTTATTTGTGCCATATTAAATTACAATTCCCAATCCCGAAAGAGTTTGATTAATTTGTGCCGCAGTAATTGCCGATATAATCTGCACGTTTGTTGCAGTGGCTGCGCTGACCATTATTTCATTTGGGCCAGCATTGATTTGCATTAGTCCGCCAAAAGCAACATCTGTATTGCTTGGCACGATAATAATACTTGCCACGCTGGGTGCCAATGCATTATGTAAGTATGTGCTTAGTTCACTGAAGTAAAATACATCACCAAAATCCCAATTGGCTGTGTCAAAATATCTGTTAATGGCAGATACTGTACTGCTAATAACATCGTTATCACTGACATTGACATTGGGATTTTTTACAATCTTAAATGTTGCTTGTAAGTTGGCAGGTGCTTTTGCTCCAAACAAGGGCTTGTAGCGGCCAGGGTTATACACAATAGTATCGCTTAAGGCTTTGTAGTTTTCAAGACTTGTAGTGCCGCTGCCGAACTCGGTTTTTAATGTATCGTTTGTGGGCAATTCCGGTTCAGCAACTGTTCCTGTAGTGTCTTGTATATAAGACAAATAGTCAGCAGAGTACTGTGTAGTCAATATATACAAGTCCATGATATTGTTAGGACTTGGGTCAATACGTCTATCATTGGGACTATTGTGCCTGTATTGGAATGACATGCCTTGGCGACCAACCTGTGCCGAATAGTCGGTTAATTTTACAAGAGTTCTAGTGTTGGTTGCACTTATCGACAGTTGGTAGAATTCATTGTCGGTTGTTGCATAAAATATTTGTTCACTTAGATATAATGTCCAATTGGCAGTAATTGCACTTTGTGTAGCATAGGTAGTAACAATAGTATTATTATCCACTGGTGCAGTTGTAATAAAGTTGTCTGTACTGGTAACTTGTTTAAAGAACACATATTTCTTACTGGTATTCACTGTGGGTGCCACTATGTTTGTAAATAAATCTGGATCGTTAGGGACACCGTCATTGTTATCGTCAGGGAATGTGACCAGTATCTGTGTATTGTCTGTGTAACCATCGGTTTGTACAACGCTGTCATAAATGTACCAACTTTGATCTCGTCCGATTGGAACTGCACTATCAGGTTGACTATTTGTTTTTAGTACGTTAATTTGATCTGTTAAGGTCAATCCAGTTTTACTATCGAATGTACGTACATCTGGATCAAAGTAAAAACGTGTTTCTGCGGCACTTTGGAACACATACTGAGTTCCACGATGTACCAGATTGTAATTGATACCGTTATATGTAAACGCCACAAGCCAACTACTATCTAATCCAGTGCCGGTTAAATCACCCTGGTTAGTTAGGCTAAAATTACCTAAATTTAAATCTTGTGGCAGTATTACTTGCCAACTTTGTGTCGACACATTGTATGTCAAGCCAATGTTTTGATAACTCTGTAGTTGATTTACTAGTTGTGTAATAAATGTTGCGCTGGGCAATGCAGTTTTAAACACTGGTATAATGGTATCCAACACAGCATTTGTGGGAATATTTTGACTCAATTGCAACGGATATCCTGCGTTGGCCATAACAACCGCGGCCCATAGGTATTGGCTTTCTCCGGTATACACTGGCGTACCTGTACGTATTTGATTTTGTGCGTCAAAGAATTTACCAGTACCGGCAGTGAACTTTAATAATGCCCCGGTTGTAACATATTTTAAATTACTACTAACACCAAGTCCAGTTTGATACTGTGTGCTTGATCCGTTTACCAAGTAGCCGGTGCTACTGTTGCTAGATGCAGTACTACGTGCCCAGTATGTGTTTGCATAAGTGTAGCGAGGATAATTTTCATAATAAAAATGCAATAGATCGTTGCCCTCTATTAGAGGATTAACAGTATTATAGATCACTTGATAAATGTCGTCTCTAGTAGAGAAACCAAACACCGTACTTGACTTGGGGTTTTGTTTATACAATATACCGTCACTGCCAAATATATTTGTACTAGAATATTTTCCAGTTACATCCAACACATCCAAGAATCGACTGATACCCGAACTTGATCGATTGACTGCTTTGACTTTTAGTATGGTACTAAAATTAGTGTAAGGAAATATATTATAATCTTCGCCAGTGACCATACGATTTTGCGTATAGTACTGTGCCGGGGCTTTTGCGCGAATGTTTTCTATACTCTCGCGAGTTTTTGAATTAGATACTGTGTAGTGCAGACTTGCAGTAACAGTCAAAGTTTCAACTGCGTTAGTTCGACTAATATAAGTTATTGGTATAGTAACACTCTGAATCTCGTCGGGTGTAATTTTGTATTGACGTCCTACACTAGTTCTGTAGTATAGTCTATAAACACCTTGTGGTATATTGGCAAAACTACCGTCGCCAAATACTAAATCAATTTGATCATTGTTGCGACTATTGATTTGAAATAAATTTCTATTTGTACTTTGATTGTAAATTACATTGATACCAGCAACCGCAGGAACTGCTTTCCAAGGGGTAACTGGTGCACCGGTTACACCAAGTTCATATAGCCAAACATCTTCGTTGTTGATATTGTTGAAGTTGACATTGACCACACGGTTAGGCATACTTTGATTTAAATTAAAATTTTCAGTTGCCAGTGTGCCCTGTTTAAAGTATAAGAAGTATCCGGTATTGATGCTGTTATTGCCCAAGTTATCATTACGATAAAGAATATTAAACGTACCGCTGGGTATGGGATTTGGTTCGTATATATAACTTTCGCCGCTGCTAGTAGCACTTACTGCTTCAAAACTTAATGCAGAATTTTCAACTATTGCATTAAACCCATAGCGCGGAAGTACTCCGGGTGGTAAATTTATGCTGTATTCATCATTGGAAATACCGCTGATATCTTGTGAGTTTCCGGGCTTTCCAATTGCTTGGTTATTGACTAATGAGGCATTTAGTATTGTAGTTAGCTGTTCTTGCCAATCGGGGTTAGCAGTGTCGTTCCAAGAAATCAATAGATTGCTTAGATTTAATCCATTGCTATCGTACAAACTTTCTGTAGTACTCACACTATCGATTTTTAAAAAGCCACTTGCACCAGTATTGCGTTTAGGATTGTAACTAATTAATCGTGCAAGTTTTAAAATACTGTCACGACGTTCTGCAGTATCAAAGAAATTCTCGCGAGCATTTAAATCTGTACGGAATGCAAGACTTTGTCCCAAGAATGCAATAAGATCTATTAGGGCAACGTATTCACTGGAGTCAGTGAAGTCGTTGAAATCTTCAGGGTAATAAGTACGCAAATAGTCAATCATTGACTTGCGTAGCGTCTCAAAGTCGTAACTTTGGAAATCAGCCTGTTTAAAAGTTTGGTAAACCCTGGTCCAGTCCTGGTTTACTAATAAATTTGTCTGACGTGTGGTTATTGACATCTAAATATATCCGTTATTATATATTTATTGCAATTTTAAACTACGTAGTTTATTAGTAGACTAACCTGTGGTCAATTTGGCCGAGTTACCGTCAAATTGAAGATTGAGCGAAGTTGTTTGATCGGTGGGTATGTATACTAGATCAACTTCGACTTGTATACCGTGGTCTTGAGTGGTAATATTGATATTTTTCAATCCCATTCTAGGATCGTACCCAACTATTCTTTTGACATCGTCAATGATTAGTTGTTCCAAATGATCTGTCAATGGTTCAAAAAGCAAACTCCATATCACGCTGCCAAAATTGGGCTGCATGAGTTTTTCTCCCTTGCGTACACTAAAATGATTAATCAAGTCTTGCTTGACCAGTTCCACGTCCGTGACACGGAACTTTTTGTTACGATTAACGGTGCTAAAACCTCGGTATAGTATTTTTGCCATAGTCTAGTATTTATGGACTTACATTGGCCAGCTGGATGTGTACATCGTCTGGTTTAGAGAATGTGCCGCCCCAACGTAGGCCATACTGTGCTAGTTCTACAGTTCTAGAAACCATTTTAGATTCACTGCTGTCTATAGCAACACCACCGTTATGTGGACTACCTTTTCCGCCCTGGCTAACAGGTTTAGCAGGAGTAGTAATGCCACCAGCAGTAGGGTTGTTTGGTCCTCCACCAGCATTTATCCAACTTTGATATATACGATCTTGATCTGCTTGACTACGGTATGCGCTAGTAATTGTAATACTGCTACCAGTTTTCTTCTTGTAGTCGTCGGCCATTTTAAGTATTCTAGATTTAAAGTCACTATCAAGTTGATCAAAATTGCTTTGCGTACCCGAACCTTGGTTAGCGAAACGCAATACCGCACCGACCTCAATTCCACTGGTGTTAGGTGTTGCTGATTTTGGTGTTAGCGGTGCTGGTAAATTTGCTATTGCGCTGGCGTACAATACATCAATTGCATAACGACCTTGGTTAAAATATACGTCCCCGGTCTTGCCCAGTGCATCAGTCCCAGCATCACTGTCGCGCCATTTTTTAGCTGTATCAACACTTCTAAATTGGTGTGCTACAAACAACATACCTGCAGCAGTACAAATATCATCATCTGCTTTAATGCCACCGTTTGCAATCAATGCATCATAATTGGTTTTAAATTCGTTATACTGCATAATATCCTGGAACGCCACTGCATTAAAGAAATCTTGTTGGCTGGTTATTTTATCTTTGCCGGTCCAGCTGGCGTTGCTAGATAATGTTGCTGTTGCAGAAGTAACATAACCTGCAGTTTTTAATAATGCAGCGTCAACTTGATATTTGCCGATTCGAGATCCTTCGACTTTATCGGCAGCAAATTTACTTTCAAAATAACCCAACTCTGCCATCATGGATTTAACTTGTTGTGCAATCAACATTGGGGTATCTCCAACATCTCCACTGGGGTTATATGTTGTTGCGGCATTTAGTGTATCAAGTGGGCATGTATCGCCTTGCACTTCTTTACCAATACTGTTTATGATTCCTTGATCTGTAGCAGCGGCTCCAGCAGATGCCCCAGAGTTAATAGGGTTTCCACTGCCGTCTGTCCATACTGTTCCACTGCCACTTGATACTTGTCCCGGTCCGGCAACACCAGCATTGGCTAGTGCTTGTTTTACTTCTACTAAGTGTGATGAAATTGCGGTTGCTATCATTCCCACAGTGATGTATCCCACTTTGCCACCTGGATCAAATCCAGGGTTGGCTTTGTATGTGTTACTGCCTGCAGGGAATACTACATAGTCGTCTGCTTTGCCAACGGCTGCCGGCCATAATATTGTTAAATAGATATCAACTAATCTAGGATTTGGTGCTTTGGTGCTTAGCCTATTTTTAACAAAATATTGATATACATAATCACATTGTGTCACACGATCCATTTGCCTTAGATCCCCGCAAGTGGTACCGCATAGTTTTGCTCCCGACGCTTCGCCAAATTGTATCAATCCTGTATATCCTAGACTATTAGTAATAGCAGGATCGAATGTTCTACCTGTTTCAAGATTCATACAGGCCAACATATCTAAGTAGTTTAAGTTTAGTTTGGCACTAATGTCTTTAACTTTGGTCAAGAAGGGGTCGTCTGTTGTCCAGCCGGCAGCAATGCCCTTAACCGTGCCTCGATCTAACTTGTTGTTGTTCTTTGCAGGGAAGTTATAGTTTGCAGGAGGTGCGCCTGTGCGTGGAGGACAAATTGTACTTTGTGCTTGTCTCTCCGCCGGGGCAACTGCACCTGTACGTGTCCAGGGCTGGTGTGCAGGCATACTTGATACAATACTAGGTGTACTACTTGGCACCGCACTCCATAGTTTAGTAGTTGAGTTAAAAGTAGCATCGGCTGCAACATTCTTTTCAATAACTGGATTAGTTATTTCATTGCCGCCGGTACCGCCATCTAAGTCTATGGTTGCACCCTCTATAGTTGTTGCACCGCCGGCACTTACTAATAATTTACCGTCACTACTGACCGTGATACTAGCCCCACCAATTTCTGTTTTAGCACCATATATCAATGTACCATCACTGCCGCCAATGTTGATCTGACCGCTAGTAATATTTGTACTAATACCACTGTCCATGTTAATTTTGCCTTTGGCTTGTATATTAACATTTGTATCACTGTGCATGTTGATATCACCTTCGGCACGTACATTAAATGCACCCGAAGTGTAAACGTTACCCCAGTAT